ATAGCGGTGCAAGTATCACGATTTCAGCCCTTTCATTTACCATCCACACGCTATGAGTAATAAATCTACTCAACACTTCACCCAATGGCTTGGGATAGAGCATAAGGTCCCCGTGATGCTGGAGAACAGGTCCGGCAAGTACATCACCTACGGCTTTGCCAACGAATACCCCTACTACCTGCTTGACAACTATCGCAGGTCGTCAAAGCACAACGCTATCGTGAATGGGAAAGTGAATTACATCATGGGCGGTGGATGGCAGGCAGGGGATGACTTGACCGTGGAGCAGCAGGCCCGATTCATCAAGTTCTTCGATGGAATGTCAAGCACGGAGGACCTCAACGACATCACCGAGAAACTGGTCCTTGACTTGGAGATTTTCAACGGGTTTGCGGTTGCGGTTACTTGGTCCAAACTTGGCACGATTGCCAAGATGGAACACGTCCCGTTCGAGAAAATCAGGGTGGACAAAGAGGAGAAGATGTTTCAAGTTGCTGACTGGTACAACGACGACATGATGCAGTTGTTTCCCAAAATAGGGGACATCGAGAAAATCCCAGCCTTCGACCCGGAGAATCGCCTCGGTAAGCAGTTGTTTTATTACAGGGTGTACGCAGCAGGCGTGAAGCACTACCCGCTCCCCGAATACATCGGAGGGAATGCTTGGATTGAGGCAGACGTGCAAGTGGCGAACTTCCACAACAACAACCTCCGCAACAACTTTTGGGGCGGTTACCTAATCAACTTTAACAACGGAATCCCGACCCCCGAAGAACAGGGCGACATCGAGAGGCAGATTAAACGCAAGTTTAGCGGTACGGATAACGCTGGTCGCTTCGTTGTAACCTTCAACGATGAAGCAGCGAATGCCCCGACACTTGAACCGCTCACTCCGTCCGATATGGATAAGCAGTTCGAGGTATTAAACAAATCAATCCAGCAAGAGATATTCATCGCACACCGTGTAACGAATCCATCGTTATTCGGTGTCAAAACCGAGGGCCAACTCGGAGGAAGGACTGAATTAGTTGAGGCTTACGAACTATTCAAGGCCACCTACGTCAACGACCGGGTGCAGAAGGTCGAAAGAATGATAAACTACTTGGGGTCTTTCAACGGTGTGGAAGGCATGGAGTTGATTCCTACCAACCCCATCACGGAGCAGTTGAGCGAACAGGCTCTCCTTCAAGCCATGACCCCAGCAGAACTGCGTGAGAAAGCGGGTTTGCCACCGATTGAAATAAAGACCGAATCAAGCGTTCAAGACGTTATCACGGCTATCAATTCACTCTCTCCGTTGGTTGCCAACAAGGTCTTGGAATCCATGTCAGCCAACGAAATTAGGGCCTTGGTGTCCTTGCCTGCAAAGGCAGAGGGTTCGGGTCTTGCAGGAGCAACTGCAGCCGTAGAGGTCAGCCCTGAACCTACTGCACCGCAAGGCTTGGCATCAAACGAGAACATCAAGAAACTATCGGGCCGTGAGTACCAAAACCTGATGCGTATCGTGCGTCAGTATATGCAGGAGAAAATCACGCTGGAGATGGCTCGGACTATGCTATCAGCAGGCTTCGGTTTGTCTGCCCAAGAGATTGACACGATGCTCGGAGTGCAGTCCCAAGAGTTCAGCGAACCGACTTGGGGCCAAGAGGACGACGAGGACTACGGATGGGGCGAGGAAGAGTTCAAGGTCTTGGAGGTCGTTGCAAGCAAGTTCGGATGCCATGCCGACGACTACCATGTGATGCACTCCAAGCCGATGCGTTTTGATACAAACATCGACGAAAACATACGGTTGGCCTTTGCCGAACTGGGCGAGGAAGAAAAGGAACTGGACTTGAAGATTGAAGCCTACCGCAAGAAGAACCGGGACGCATCGGTTGAAGAAATGGCTAAGGAGTTCGGGGTCAGCAAGGCGAAGGTCGCCAAGCGGGTCGCCTACTTGATTACCAAGGACCGTTACCCTATCAGCCGGGCCGTGGACAAGATTGCCGAGCAGAACCTTCCCAAGAATGTGAAGGAAGTTGCCGAGCCTGTACTGGAGGTTCGTTACAAATACGCATGGGCCACAGGTTTCAGCAACAAGGACAAAGGCTCCAGCCGTGAGTTCTGCAAGGTGATGCTGGACTTGGCCGGGCAAGGCAAGGTTTACACACGGGAGGACATCGACGGGATTTCTGCGATCATGGGCTACTCCGTTTGGAACAGGAGGGGCGGTTGGTATCACACGCCCAGCGGAGTGAACAGGCCCCAATGCCGGCACGTATGGGAGCAGCAGTTGGTCATCCGTAAAGGCAACAAAATTTCAAAGGCATGAAGGCACTCTTTATAAGCGAAGAAACGCTACTGGACAATAGCATCATCAACGAGAACGTCAGTTACACCCAAATCCGTCCAACGGTTGTCAAGGTGCAGGAGATGCGGATTCAGCCCATCGTTGGCTCTCCGTTATACGGGGAATTGGTTACGCAGGTCGTCAGTGGTTCAACGTCTGCGCTCAACCAAACGCTGCTGGAGGACTACATCCAGCCTGCTATGATTCAATGGCTCTACTACGAGTTGCCGATGGTCTTAGCGTTCAAGTACATGAACAAGGGGATGGTTCGTAGAACGAGCGAGGAATCCTCCCAAATGAGCATGGAAGAGATTACCCGGCTGACGGATAAGGTCAAGAACGATGCCGAGTGGTATTCCGAACGGATTACCCGTTACCTCATGGAGAACCGCAATTCATACCCCTTGTGGAACTCGCCTCCTTCTGCTCTTGACACGATCTACCCGAACGCCACCAACTACCGAACCGGGATGGTCTTGGACCGCAACCGAAGGATGGGAATCAGCAACCTTGACTACCCCTACCCCTACGGTCAATTTGGGGCGTGTAATGACTGCTAACGATGGGCGCACACAAGAAGAACATACTGAAACTGCAAAACTATGTCTTGGATAAAAATCAAGCAAGCCCTGCTGGACCTTGCCAACAACCATCCGCAGGTCAACTCCTTCGGGACGGGCGACCCTCTTGCGGTAGGCACGGACAACACCATCAACCTGCGAACCCCAAGCCGTGAGCGTATCGTCTATCCGCTCGTTTTTGCGGACGTTCAGTCTGCAAGTACTGACGCTGGTACTTTGGACTTGGTGGTTGGGGTTTACTTTTCTGACCGTGTTGAGTCCATTAAGCCGATGGGCGGAGTGGTTTCGGGCAGCCCTACGCTGGGTTGGCAGGACAACGAGGACGAGGTCTTAAGCGACCAGTTACAGGTAGCACAGGACTTCATATCGTCGCTTACAAACGACCCAAGCGAGGACTGGACCCTCTCATCCAGCGTATCGCTTACGAGGTTTGTAGAGAGCCGGGACGACCGCACCGCAGGGTGGCAGGCGACGATGACTTTTGAAATCCCTTACGGCCATTCGGTTTGTGAAATTCCCACATAAAAGACATTTACAATTAAACGCTAAAAAATGCCTACACCCATATTGCAACAAATGCTCGGCCAAGGTGGTACGATGGAATTCGTTGACGCTGCCGTTACCGGGAAGAACTACGACTTCTTGGTAGTCAACACCGCTGCGACCTTTACAACCCTTACTGGAACTGGAAGCGAGAACCTGCTAACCGCTTACGCTATGAGTGGCAAATCCGTTTCCGCTGGCATCGTGATTTCAGGACGCAATGGCGGTAAGATTACGGCCGTCACTCCATCCGCAGGTTCGGTCATCGGTTATACCTTCCTCTAATGCTAATCGGCTACGGCTACGGCTATCCCACGAACATGCTCCAAGGCGGAGTCGCTGCAGGGGTGTGGGCCTTGTTCAACGCAAGGGCTACGGCTGACGGAGCAACCGCTGCCGAGGCTGCCGTGAATGGATGCCTCTTCAATCGCTTTGCAGTTATTTACAACTTCTAACAATGCCGACACCTTCGCTGATTTTAGTACCTGCACGCTTTAAGACAGGCAAACTCTACACACCCTTAGCAACCACTTCGGGCGGTGTGGTCCTTGGTGCATCGGGGGACTTCAACGTAACCCGTGCGACGACTGCGACCCGTGTGAATGCAAACGGCTTGATTGAGTCGGTGGCTTCGGGGATTCCGAGGTTGGATTATCCGATTGGCGGTGGCTGCCCTGCTCTTTTGGTGGAGCCGAGTGGGTCGAACTTATCAAGACAAAGCGCGGGGATGAGTGTAAGCGGAACTTGGCAGCGTTCAAATATATCAGTAACAACGGGGATAACATCGCCCGAAGGTCTTACAACGGCTTTTAATATTGTTGAATCTTCGGATGTTACTGCACAAACGCACGAATTAGCTCAATCGGGTCTTTCGGTTGTTAGCGGTACGGCTTATACCTTTAGTCTTTTTATCAAAGCGGGTACAAATAATAGAAATATTCGTTTAGCTTTTGGAAGTGCTAACTTTGTCGGAAGCCCCGTTGCAACCTTTAATCCAGTTATCGGTAGTGTTGTCGCTTCGGGAGATTGCGTTGCAAGCGTTGAGGATTATGGGAATGGTTGGTTTCGTTGCAGAATGACTGCAACCGCTGATGTTGCAGGTACTTCTTTTTTCGGGGTTTATCCAACATCAGGAACAACCTTCTCATATATTGGAAACGGAAGCGGTTCTGTTCAAGTCTGGGGGGCTACATCCCAACAACCACCGCAGCGGTAACCCGCAACGCAGATGCAATAACCCTATCAAGCGCAGTCAGCGGATGTATCGGGCAGACGCAGGGGACGCTTTATGCGGAGTTTGAGATACGAAGCGACACAACAACGAGAAGGCTTTTTGCTCTAAGTGACGGGTCTCAAACAAATAGAGTTTTTCTATATTACACAAGTAATGCGTTAAGGGCGCAAATTCAAGCGACAGATATATCTCTTGGCAATCCTGCTGCTGGTTATCATAAAGTAGCCTTTGCGTATCAGCAAAGCGGTGTCAGCGGTACTTTATTCGCAAGTTTAGATGGAGGCGCAGTAGTTTCAGGGACAACGGCAGGAACTTTTCCTTCGGTATTAAACGCAGTTTTTATTGGAAAAAGAGAAAGTAGTACAGACGACCAACAATGGAACGCCCGAATCCGCTCTGCTGCAATCTACACCTCTCGCCTAACCAACGCTGAACTCATCGCATTGTCAACCCTGTAACGATGGCCTGTTTCCGTAAACTTTCGTTCCCATCTGCAAGCATCGCAGACCAAGTCCTCGCCAAATTGGACCCGATGGATAGCGTTGTTGTCCTCGGCCACCTATGCGAACAAGCCGACAAGGAAGGCAACTGCGTCAAGGTCCGCAAGGAGTTCTCGGTTGACGTGCTATTCAACGCAGACGAACCGAGCGAACTCGCTGCGCCCTACGTCATTTGGCCCGAACCCTGCGGAGTCCACGCCTTTGCAGGTTGGGAGGAACAATACGAAGCAGACTACAACGCCAACAAACCCAAGAGCAAATGAGATTATTCCGCAAACGCAATCCCGAAACCCCAAAACTCCCTTTTATGAAATCAGCAGTCATCGCACTACTTCGCCACCTTTTGACCTTTATCGGTGGAACCCTTGTCGCTAAAGGCATCCTTGATGCAGCCACTCTCACCGAAATTATCGGTTCCGTATTGACCTTGCTTTCAGTAGGTTGGATGGCTTTGGATAAGACAAAGGGCGAGCCGAACAAGTAATGAACCTGATAGAAACCACCATCGTCGGGAGCGTTGCAGCAATCGTCGGTGGAGCGGTCGCTTGGTTCACCAAGGGCCGTGTCGAATCGGACTCCCTGCAAGTCAGGCAAGCCCAAGCGGTCCTCGCTATGTGGCAGGCTACCAGCGAGTCCCAAAACAAGGAATTAACACAACTTCGTAACGAGGTAGTAAGTTTGCGTACACGATTGGAAGACATGGAACAACTGGTTCATGAACTCCAAGCCGAGAATGCCAAACTGAAAAGCCTCGTATGATCCTACCAGCCACCAAGCACACACGAAACATCCACGAAGTAACCTGCCAATCAGGGCAGGAGTTCTTACTTGTCAGCGACCTGCATTGGGACAACCCCCATTGCGATAGAGGCTTGCTGAAAAACCATTTGGACGAAGCCGTCAAGCGGAATGCTGCCATCATACTCAATGGCGACACTTACTGCTGCATGGGTGGGAAATATGACCGTCGTGCGGACAAGTCCCT